GCTAAGAGTGAGTATGTTCAACTAGAAGCGAGCAAGGACATCTTGGACAGAGCAGGATTCAAAGCACCAGACAAACATATGCATTTAGTTCAAGGGGATATTAAAGTCACAATTGATTTGGCATAGGGTAGGGGGGTTAAAAACTAGCGATGGGTCTACTACAACATCTCCCATACAAACATTATTTGCTCTCAAGGTTCGTTTGTGCATTGATGCTTAAAGTAAACTATTGGATAACTAAAGCATGAGTGAAGCATGGACACGCAAAGAAGGAAAGAATCCGAAGGGTGGATTAAACGCTAAGGGCAGAGCTTCCTATAAAGGTGGCACATTAAAGGCTCCTGTTAAGAGTGGCGATAATCCAAGGCGTGCATCTTTCTTAGCAAGGATGGCAGGGAACAAAGGCCCTGATAAAGATTCCAAAGGCAAGCCAACAAGAAAATTATTATCCCTTAGAGCATGGGGTGCATCAAGTTCTAGTGATGCAAGATCAAAGGCTAGGGCAATATCAAAAAGAAATAAGAGAGGAACAGCATAATGCCTTATGGAAAAGGAACTTATGGAAAGACTAAGGGCAGGCCGCCAAAGGCAAAGCCTGCAAAGAAACCAGTGACTAAAAAGAAATGATTGGTTTTTATTTAAAGCTATCTATTCGTTTTAATAAGATAGGAAATTATTTTTGGCATAAGCATGTCAAGTTACTAAGGAGGAGTCGATAATGGAAAAACAGTACAGAGATTCCAAAGGACAACCCACCACTAAAAAGAAATACGAAGAAGAAAGATTAAAAGAAAAGAGACGCATTGTTTCTATGATGAGGAAAGAACTCGCTGAGGTACATAAAAAACAGTTCCATGATGATGGAGCAACAAGAAATTCAAGAGGGTCACCCTTTAAAGGCACAGGGATGGCTTTGCTAGAGGAAAACAGACCTAACGTAAAAGGTAGGGTTATTAGAAATAAAAAGAACACACAGAAAAGCAGGGTGTACTCACCAAACAAAGCGTGGGATTCAAATAGTAAAAAGTTAAACAGTTTATTATCCAAGACAAGTAAAGATTTTAAAGCAAGTAAGAACAAGGTAAGCACCTAGATGAGCTTCCTTCACACATTGAAGAAACAAGAGCGAGACATACTTCGCATTGTTGTTAAGAAGGCACACTTCGAACATTACCCTAAAGATTTCTGCACTGACTATGAGGCTGACAAGATGATTTCATCTATTGGCCCTGAAGTTATTGATAGATTAATCAGGGTTGGTAAGGAAATGAAGGTTGACCAACTTTAAATATAAACCTGATGGGGAAGTTGCTAAGGCTTTTCTAAAAGACGATACGTTCTTTCGTGGTCTTCGAGGCCCAGTTGGTTCAGGTAAATCAGTGGCTTGTTGTGTTGAAGTATTCAGACGAGCGTTAATGCAGGAGAAATCACCGGATGGTAAACGTAAAAGCAGGTGGGCGATTATCAGGAACACCAATCCTCAGCTTCGCACTACCACTATTAAGACTTGGTTGGATTGGTTCCCCGAGGAAGATTGGGGAAGGTTTTCTTGGTCGGTTCCATATACGCATCATATATCCAAAGGTGACCTTGAGTTGGAAGTTATGTTCCTTGCTCTTGACAGACCCGAAGACGTAAAGAAATTATTATCTCTTGAGCTTAGTGGCATTTGGATTAACGAAGCTAGGGAAATTCCTAAGTCAATTATTGATGCATGCACTATGAGAGTTGGCAGATATCCATCAATGAGAGATGGAGGGCCAACATGGACTGGGGTTATTGCTGACACGAACGCTCCGGAAGAAGATCACTGGTGGCCAATCATGGCAGGTGAAGTTCCTATACCCGATCATATTTCTAAGGAAGAATCTAAGATGTTAGTTAAACCTAACAACTGGAAGTTCTACACACAGCCTTCAGCTATGAATGAAGTTAAGGATGACGAGGGTAACGTAGGTAGTTACGTTTCCAATCCTCTTGCTGAGAATAAAAAGAACATGATGCAGAATTACTACACTAACTTATTGCAAGGTAAGACTAAGAGTTGGATTGACGTTTACGTAATGAATAGGCTTGGTTCCATTCAAGATGGTAAGCCTGTGTATAACATGTTTAATAGTGACGTGCATATTGCAAGGGAAGAGATTCCTGTGGCAGATGGAGTTCCTTTATTTATTGGATTAGATTTTGGCTTGACCCCTGCTGCAATCTTTGGACAGAAGGTAAGAGGTCGTTGGTTATTACTTCAAGAGATTGTTGCCTTTGATATGGGCATCGTTAGGTTTGCTGAATTACTAAGACAAGAGATTGCTGTGCGTTACGCTAACTGTGATGTTAATATTTTTGGTGATCCTGCGGGTGACTTCAGGGCACAGACTGATGAAAGCACTCCGTTCCAAATACTAAGAGGTGCGGGATTAAAAGCTAGACCCACTCATAGTAATGACGTTGCGTTAAGACTTGAATCGGTATCGGCTCCATTGCAACGAATGGTTGATGGACATTCAGGTGTGTTGATTGATTATAGATGTAAGGAATTAATAAAAGGTTTTGAAGGTGGCTATCATTATAGACGTATGCAAGTTTCAGGTGAGCGTTATGAAGACAAGCCAAGTAAAGATAGATACTCTCACATTCACGATGCCCTGCAATATTTAATGCTTGGCTCAGGTGAGGGCAGACAGGTAATGGGATTCAAACCAGTGCAGGCTTTTAACGCTAGAGTTGACTTTGATGTATTTAATAGACAGCCTAAGCAAAATAGAAGACAAGGTTTATGGTCAAGGATGTAGCATTTGTGCGTTGCATAATGTATGGTTCATAGGTAAGGGTTAAAGAAAAGGAGATTTATATGTGTATAGGCGGTGGTAGACCAAACGCACCTGAGCCTGATAAGCAAGCAGAGGCAGAGCGAGAATCAGAAAGAGCTAAAGAGCAAGCAAAGACTTCTGAAATGAAACAGGAAGCCTTAGAAGGAACTGTATCAAGGAGAAGAAAAGGAACTGGTAGACGTTCTCTTCTTACTGGTTCAGGCGGTGGTATAGGTTACTACGATAGGTATAGTGCTTAATGTTAGATTTAGCTCACGGCTATATGTCTAAGTATGAAAAGGCTAAAGCCATCAGGCGTGACTTTGAAGATTTGTATGATGAGGTGTTTGAATATTGTTTACCTCAAAGGCAAGGCTTTAAAAATTACACGCCCGGTCAAAGACGAGATGATCGTATCTTTGATGAGACGGCTGTTGTTGGCGTACAGGAATTTGCATCTAGGCTACAGTCAGGACTAGTTCCTAACTTTGCACGATGGGCGGATTTTATTGCAGGCAGTGAAGTTCCTGAAGACGAACAAGATGAAGTTAATAATAAGTTAGACAAGGTAACTGAATACATCTTTGAAGTGTTACAGACTTCTAACTTTGCTCAAGAGATACATGAATGTTTTATTGACTTAGCTTTAGGTACGGCAGTCCTTGCCATTACTGAAGGTGATGCATTAAACCCTATTCGATTCCATTCTATTCCTTTGCCTCACGTTGTCTTAGACGTTGGCCCTGATGGAATGGTTGACCACGTTTATAGGGAAAGAGAATTAAAGTACGAGGATTTAATTGTCGCTTACCCTCGTGGCACGTTTTCAACAAAGACCGCAGAGAAAATACAGAAGTACCCTGATACAAAATGTAAGATACTAGAAGTGTCATGCAAGCTATATGACAAGCCTAACGAAGAACGTTATAGTTATATGGTCATTGAAATGGGTGACAAAGAATTAATACTAGCAGAAGAATACTCAGGCGTTGGGTCAAATCCTTTTATAGCGTTTAGATGGAGTAAGGCTTCAGGTGAAATTTATGGTAGAGGCCCGGCAATTAATGCGTTGAGTGCAATTAAAAGTGCTAACCTTACAATAGAATTAGTGTTAGAAAATGCACAGATGGCTATTAGTGGTATCTATCAGATGGATGATGATGGTGTTATTAACGTAGACACAATCAATTTAGTTCCCGGAACTGTAATTCCTAAAGCACCAAACTCTCAAGGACTACAACCTATAAGGGCTGCAGGTAACTTTGATGTGGCTAACTTAGTTCTTAATGATATGAGAAATAATATCAAGCGTGCATTGTATAATGATATGCTTGGTGATCCTAATAAAACTCCTGCATCTGCGACTGAAGTGGCTGAGCGTATGGCTGATCTATCACGAAAGATTGGCTCTGCTTTTGGCAGGCTGCAAGCTGAGATGATCCAACCTGTTCTTCAGCGTGTGGTTTATCTTTTAACAAAGCAAGGCAGGATAGATATACCAACAGTGAATGGTCGTGAAGTAAAGATCAGAAGCGTTTCCCCACTGGCACAGGCACAATCTAATCAAGATATAGTGTCACTAGATAGATTTCTTGAAATGGTTTCAGGGCGGTTTGGCCCTGAAGTTATTAACCTTCTTGTTTCCTCCGAAGAAACAGCAATCTATTTAGCCAAGAAATTTGGTGTGCCAGATCATCTTATTCGTGATGTTGGCGAACGTCAGAAGATGGTACAGATGGCTCAACAAATGCAACAACAAACAGGGATAGACCCAAATGCAAACCCAAACATCCAAGCACTTGGGGGTTGATGGCTACCCTCGATCACAAGATGCTGATCATAAAATCTCCAAAGATTTAGCCGTTACCTTTAGTTCTCCTAGCGGAGTCGCTACCTTACAATACTTAAAGTCAATTACCATTGAGGCTATCACAGGTGCTAACATCTCATCAGATGAGTTGAGGCATCTTGAAGGTCAAAGGTATTTAGTGGCACTAATAGCCAAACGAGTTCAACATGCAGAGAGGATAAGCCATGGAAGAAACATTACTACAGACTCAAACGGAAGAAACATCAGCACCGGAGGCAACTGAAGCGGTTGTTGATAGACCTCAATGGTTGCCTGAAAAATTTAAAGACCCTGCTGATATGGCTAAAGCCTACAGTGAATTAGAAGGTAAGCTAGGTAAAGGCGAAGAAGAATTAAGAGGCACCATTACTAAAGAAATGGAAGAGAAAGCGTTTGCCGATCGACCGCCCAGTGTTGGTGAGTATGTATTGCCTGAAACAATTAATGAAGCTGATGCTGTTGACAATGAACTCCTTGATTGGTGGTCAAACTATTCGTTTGATAATGGATTAAGCCAAGATGAATTTGCTGAAGGTATTGAGAAATACGCTAACGCTCTCGGTGGACGACGTCCCGTTAATAAAAATATGCAAAAAGAATTAGGAGACAACGCCACGATAAGAGTTGAAGCAGTGCAACTTTGGATGAATAAGTTTTTCCCTGACCCTGCCATGCAAGAAGCTGTGGCTCAACTTGGCTCAAGTACAGCGGGTATCAAAGCATTAGAGCATGTGATTGAACAAACCAAAGGTTCAAACGTAGCACCAACAGGCCCAGTTAATTTGCAGATGACGCAAGCTGATGTTGAATCTAAGATGAAAGACCCTAGATATTGGCAACAAGGTAAACGTGATACAGCATTTGTTCAGGAGGTTAATAGTGACTGGCAACGTCTTCATGGGGGAAGGTAAGTACGGAGATGCAGTTGTCGTTAAATCCAAACTAAGTCATGCTGAAACTTTACAGCATAACCTACGAGACATGGATAAACGTGAATGTTTAATCGCAGGGGTAACTCCTTGGCGTGCTTTAATGCAACCATTACAAGATCATAGGGCTGAAACTTATACGGCTTTATTAAATGATGAGCCTGTTATGATGTTTGGCGTTGTGCCTGAGCATGAGTTGGTTGCGTCTATATGGATGCTTTGCAGTGAAAAGGTTAACCGATATCCCAAAACGTTTATGAAATGGTCGCCTGCTTTTGTCGATTACTTTCAACAACAGTTTTATTTATTGCAAAACGTTTGCCCATCAGACCACGAAAAGACTCTTAGTTGGCTTGAGTATCTAGGCTTTGTTACGTTGCCCGATCCTATTGATAAGAATGGATATGAAGTATTAAGGTTTGTGCGTTGTCAAGACTTTGGATATGTGCAATCTCTTTATGATAACGGCCTGTAATAAGCAGACAGCCCTAACGGATAACTGGATGAAGCTGAGGTACGGATAACCGAGAAGAGCAACTATAATTTTAATTCTGCATTTTGCAGGGAAAGGACTACAGATGGCTAACACAATTGATACGGCCTTCATTAAGCAGTTCGAATCCGAAGTACACTTAGCTTATCAAAGAATGGGTTCTAAATTAATGAACACTGTTCGTAACGTAAGCAATGTTGCGGGAAGCGTAGTACGCTTTCAAAAGATCGGTGTCGGTTCTGCTTCAACTAAATCACGAAATGGTATGATAACTCCTATGGAATTAGCTCATACTACAGTAGAGGCTACATTAGCTGACTACTATGCTGCTGAATATATTGACAAGTTAGACGAACTCAAAACTAATATTGATGAGCGTCAGGCTATTGCAACATCTGCGGCTTCAGCATTAGGTAGAAAAACTGATGAGCTTTTGTATACAGCAATGGATGCAGGTGCAAGCTCAACTCAATTACATGATACAAGTTCAGCCGTTGAAAAAGCTGATTTGTTATCTGCATTTGAAACGTTTGGTACCGCAGACATACCTGAAGATGGTGGAAGATTTATCGCTATGAATCCGAAAGCCTTTGCTGATTTATTCTTAATTGAAGAATTTGCATCATCAGATTATGTTGGGGATCAAAACCTACCATACGCAGGTGGCATGACTATGAAGAACTTTTTAGGGTTTAACATTTTCTCAACTAACTCTGTAACCGGTGGCAAAAACATGTGTTATCACACAAGTGCTGTTGGCTTAGGTATTGGTACAAGCGTAACAACTGAGTTGAATTACGTGCCTGAGAAAGTTTCTCACTTAGCAACATCAATGATGTCTATGGGTGCTGTCGTTATAGACGACAATGGTATCTATGAACTTCTTGATAACAACGGGTAAGGAGGTATAATATGGCTTATGCAGCAGCAGGTCTTCATCGTATAGGCGGAGGTAGTGGAGTAAATCTTTGGATTTATCAAACGACCGATGCTATTGCCACTGTAAATTCAGCGGCTTATTTTAATAACGCTCACAATATGTTAAACGTGCGTGACTTAATTATTGTTCAGGATACTAACGTTCCTTCAACAAGTTTTGTTAACGTTCTAACTATTACAGCAGCAGGTGTCGTAGACGTAAGTGACGGAACTGTCGTAGTAGAAACAGATGGTGATTAACAACTAATGGCATCAACGGCATCTAATTCATCGTTGGACATTGCATCAAGAGCGTTAGTTCTTATCGGTGCTGAACCAATAACTTCTTTTGAAAGTAATTCAACGGAAGCATTGGTTGCGTCTAACATGTATGAGGATGTCGTTAGGTCATCTCTTTGCGTAACACGTTGGAGATTTGCCTCAGAGCAAGCAACGTTGAACCAATTAACAGACGCACCAACAGGAAGATTTGATATAGCTCATCAGCTACCAAGTAATCTTCTTATGTTACATGCGGTTACTGTTAATGATAATAATTTAGATTATACAGTTTACGGAGACAAAGTGTTTTCAAACTCAACAACAAGC